TAAAGAAGGTATATGAAAATAGCTGTACAAATGAATAATGAAAGTCAAATGTTTAGATTCTGTTGTAGTTGTGCAATGGTAAGTTTAATAGAACAAGGCAAATGTTTTGCTTGTGGTGGTAATTTTATCTTTGTAGGACCTAAAGATGATTTACATAAAAGACCTAAGAAATATGAAAAAACACACTAGGTTGTATATGGATTTTTTTGATTATGTTGAGGATGATTTTGTAATGTGCGAAATGTGTCAGCAAGACAGGGCGGTAGATATCCACCATTTAGAAGGACGTGGTATTGGCGGTTCAAAGAGCAAGGACTACATAGAGAACTTAATGGGATTGTGCCGTGATTGTCATAACAAGGCAGAAAGAGATAACAGCTTTAATATGTTTTGCCGAATAAAACACTTGGAAAATGTATGTCATCAAGTATATGCAAAAATAGAATATAATAAAAGATATGAAAATAGAAAGAATACTAATAAATAAATTAAAACCTGCTAAATATAATCCTAGACAGATTACTAAAAAGCAGTATAATGATCTTAAAGACTCATTAGATAAGTTTTCGTTGGTAGAACCTATTGTAGTAAATAGGGACATGACTATTATTGGTGGTCATCAACGCTACAAAATATGGAAGGAAAATGCTAAAAAAAGCAACATAGAAAGTATTACAATACCCTGTGTAGTATTAGACCTTAACAAAGAACAAGAAAGAGAATTAAACATTAGGCTAAACAAGTCAGGTGGTGAGTGGGATATGGATATACTGGCTAACGAGTTTGATATAGAAGAATTAAAAGAATGGGGATTTAAAGATATTGAGTTTGGTTTTAATATAGATAAAATAAATCACGATAAAGAGTGGGAAGGGATGCCTGAGTTTAAACAAGATGATAAAATGCCTTTAAGACAGATTATTATTTCTTTTGATAGTCAAGATGATATTAAAAATTTTAGTGAATTATTAAATCAAAATATAACAGATAAAACTAAAAGTTTATGGTATCCTAAAAAAGAAAAAAACGTACTTAAAAATAAGGGGTATGAATAATTATCCTATTTACATACCATCTAAGGGCAGGTCAGACAGCAGACTAACAGTTAAAACTTTAGAGAGTATGAAAACAGATTACAAAGTAGTAATTGAAAAACAAGAATACAAAGAATACGCTAAAGTAATAAACAAAAAAAAATTACTTGTTTTAGATAAAACATATCAAGATAATTATGATACTTGTGATGATTTAGGAAACACCAAATCTAAAGGTCCAGGGGCAGCTAGAAATTTTGCTTGGGAGCATTCTATTTCAGAAGGTTATAAAAGACATTGGGTAATGGACGATAATATAAATGGATTTTACAGATTAAATAGAAACCTAAAAATTAAAGCATATACTGGAGCTATATTTAAAGCTATGGAAGATTTTTGCGACAGATATACTAATGTAACAATGGCGGGGCCAAACTATTTATTTTTTGCTAAACAAAATCAAAAACTACCACCATTTATAACAAACACAAGAATATACAGTTGTAATTTAATTAAAAATGATGCTTTACATAGATGGAGAGGCAGATATAATGAAGATACAATTTTAAGTTTAGATATGTTAAAAGATGGTTATTGTACTGTACAATTTAATGCCTTTTTACAAGGGAAAGTTAGAACACAGGTATTGCGTGGTGGAAATAGTCAAGAATTTTACGATAAAGAAGGAACATTACCAAAATCAAAAATGCAAGTAGATGTACACCCTGACGTTTCTAAATTAGTTTGGAAATTTGGTAGGGTACATCATCACGTTGATTATTCTAAATTTAAAGTTAATAAATTAATTAAGAAAAAAAACATTAAGATAAAACAAGGAATAAATGAATATGGAATGAAGTTAAAACATAAAAAACAATGAACAAAAGTAGACACATTAAAAAAGAAACGCTATTAAAGGCGTTAGAAAAGAGTTTAGGGGTAGTAACAATAGCTTGTAAAAAAGCTGATATTCCTAGAAGCACATATTACAAATGGCTTAAAGATGATGAAGAATTTAGACAGCAAGTACAAGAAATTGAGAATGTTGCTTTAGACTTTGCAGAAAGCCAGTTGCATCAACAAATTCAAGATAATTCAACAGCAGCTACTATATTCTTTTTAAAGACTAAAGGTAAGACTAGGGGATATACTGAAAAGTCTGAATTAGATATAACTACTGACGGTAAATCTATAACTGATATAAATATAAAAGTAATTGACACAGGTAACGATTGATACTACAAATGTATTTCACAAGGCATATAATTCTAATACTAGGATTACTTGTTTACAAGGCGGAACAAGAAGCTCTAAAACTTATTCGCTTTGTCAATTGTTTATTGTAAAAGCATTAAGAGAAACAGGCAAAGTATTTACTATATGTAGAAAGACATTACCTGCCCTTAAAGGAACTGCATATCGTGACATAATAAATTTACTAAAAGAGTTAGATTTATATAGAGAAGAAAATCACAATAAATCAGAACTATCTTATATTTTAGGAAACAATAATTTATTAGAATTTATTTCAATTGACCAAAGCCAAAAAATCAGAGGGCGTAAACGTAATTATTTATGGCTTAACGAAGCTAATGAGTTTAACTATGAAGATTACCAACAGCTTATACTTAGAACAACAGATAAAGTCTATTTAGATTATAACCCTTCTGATCCTTACAGTTGGATATATGATAAAGTAATAACTAGAGATGATTGCACATTTATTAAATCAACATATAAAGCTAATCCTTTTTTAGATAAAGATACAATAGCAGAGATTGAAAGACTTAAAGATATTGATCCTGATTATTGGCGTGTTTATGGATTAGGAGAAATAGGTTCTATTCAAACAATGATATTTAGGAACTTTCAATTAGTAGATGAAGTACAAGGACGATTAGTTGGATATGGTCTTGATTTTGGATTTACTAATTCACCAACAGCATTAGTAGCAATATATATTTCTGATGATAATTTATACATTAAGGAAATGCTTTACGAAAAAAGATTAACTAATACTGACCTAGCTAATAAGTTAAAAGAATTTAGAATAGATAGACAATCAGAAATAATAGGAGATTCAGCAGAACCTAAATCTATTGAAGAAATATACAGACAAGGCTTTAATATAAAACCTGCTAAGAAAGGTGCAGGAATACATTTAGGCATAGATATAATGCGAAGGTATAAGTTGCATATAACTAAAGACAGTTTAAATGCTATCAAAGAATTTAGGGGTTATAAATGGGCTACTGATAAGAATGGTGATGTATTGAATGTGCCTGTAAAAGTAAATGACCATTTAATTGATGCTACACGTTATCTGTGCTTAAATAAACTCAGTATTAACCATAGCGGTAAATACTATATATTGTAGAAAAAACAAATTATTAACTTTTATATTTATTAATGATGAAAGAGGTCAAACTAACAATACCAAGTGAATGGTGTGATATAACAATTGGAACATACCAAGAATACGTTAAAATTCAAGAAGGCAAGGGAAGTGAGAAAAACAAGGTTATAAAGAGTTTAGCGTTATTATGTAACACCACACCATTTATAGTAAAGAAAATGGTTTACACAGACTTATTAGACATTATGGCTATTGTTAAAGGTCTTATTGATACTGAACCAAACAAAGAAGAATTTAGAAAGACTTTTATGTTTAAAAATAATGAGTATGGATTTGTGCCTAATCTTTCAGGAATTACAACAGGGGAATATATTGATTTAGAAAATTACTGTAAAGAACCTATTGAGAACTTACATACTATTATGTCAATTCTTTATAGGCAGATAAATTTTAAACGTAATGAAAGATATAGTATAGAAGATTATAACCCTGATGAATTTAAAGAGGAATTATTTAAGGACTGTCCAATGGATATAGCTTTAAATTGCTTAGGTTTTTTTTTGACTTTAGGAAACGAATTAGCGTGGATTTCGCACAGCTATTTACAAGCTCAGGAGAAGAAAGTGCAAAAGGCGTAAGTATGCAGTCTAAATGGGGGTGGTACAATGCTTTATATTCAATGTCTAATTCCATACTTGACATAAATAAAATAACAAGATTGCCTATTCTTGAAGTGCTAACATATTTAGCATATACACAAGATTATAACGCAAAACAAAGAAACAATTATGATAACTTTTAGAAACGTATTAGGATATTTAGAAACAATAGCAGACAAGCATTTTCAGATTAAATCTTTTCATTCAGGTTTTATGGATGAGGTGGATATTAATAAATTAGGTGCTACAGACTACATAATCCTATATGCAGAACCTGGTACAGCAACTATTGATAAGGGTGTAATGACTTATACATTTACAATCTATGTACTTGATATGATTAGTGATGCTATTGGTGATTCTCCTAATAAAGAAAGATTAGGGCGTATTGATACATTAAGTGAAAACCTACAGATCATACAAGACGTTATTAATGAATTTCATCAAAACCTATATTCTACAAGTTGGGTAGATGATGAGGTGTTTTTAGAGTTACCTGTTTCAGCAGAACCATTTACCGCTAGATTTGACAACCTTCTTTCGGGGTGGTCTGCAACATTAAGTATGCAAGTTAATAATCCAAACAATCTATGTATTGTTCCTGTAGATGCTAATTCATAATGCAATTTAAAAACACAATACAAGCTATGCAAAAACTTGGTGGTAATGTCATCAAAGAAGGTAGGGGTATTCTTAAAAAGGATAAAAAAGCAAATGGAACATTATACAATGACTTTGATTATTTAGTAACATCATCAAAAAATAGTGTAACATTAGAGTTTGAATTTGGTAATGCTGAGGATTATTGGGCGTTTGTTGATGAAGGTGTAAAAGGTGCAGGGGGATTTAAAGGTAGTGGACGAATGAGGGGGCAAGGTAGCCCTTTTAGATTTGGTAGTGGTAAGTCTAAAGGTAAATGGCCGCAGTTTACAAGTGCAATACAAAAATGGATTAAAAAAAAAGGAATAAAAGGTAGAGATAAAAAAGGAAGATTTATAACAAATAAAAGTTTAGGATTCTTAATACAGAGAGCAATATATCAAAGAGGGTTAACAAGAACTCAATTCTTTACTAGACCTTTTACACAACAATTAAAAAAACAAGAAAACAAGATATTACAAGCATTCGCAAATGACTTGGAAATAGAATTAGAAAAAACATTTAAAGATTAAAATATGGCTTTATCATTCGTACAAGAACCTGTAGTTTCC